TTGTTTTCTGTATGTTGACGGCCGTATTTTTCTTGACTTTCTTGGATAAGATATGGCTTCATAATTTTTTGTATTTTATTTTTGTAAATGTGTATCTCATCAATAGTTACTGGCACACAATCATCTATATTAAATTTTTTTTTAGAAAAAGAATTAAGTTTCATTTTGTTTCTCCAATATTTTTTCTGCTGTTTCTACAGATTTTTTAATACTTTTTAAACTTTTATTTGCTAACCGTTGTAATGCTCCCCAATAACAATTATATTTGTTTGCTAAATATCTACAGGTAGCAATTTCACCTATACCTTGATCTGTATAAGATTTTATTTCTTCTGCAATAATTTCTCTTGCTTTTCTTATATCGTTAGCATCAATCACAACATTATCTCCTTATTTTGTTTTGTCTTGATTCCTATAACATTCTCATACTTGCCTTGCTTTTGTAGAACAATCTCTGATATGTTTTCAAAGGCACCACTATTAATTAATTCAGCAGCCATCCATGGTTGCTTAGGAGCACCCCACTTCTCTGCTATCTTCTTCCATCTACGAACAGCCATGTGGTGTGCCTTAGGATGTCCAAACATCAAAGGCATTTTTTTTGGAAAAAACTCATCCTTAACTGTAAAGATCACTTGACAATACTCACTGCCGTTCATGGACTTGGTTACGGTTGCATAGATGTCAGTAACAGGTTTGTATCTTGGCTTGGCTTTCTTTCTTTCATCAGATAAAACAGCTTGCTTTTCTGCCTTAGTTCTTTTAGCAACTTCTTTTTCTTTCTTAGTTTGTAGTTCTTGAAACTTTTTAGATCCTTCAAACTCTTGTCCACACTCCACACATTTTCTAGCAGACGGTATGTTGATCGCATTACAACTAGCACATATCTTAGGATGGTATCTACCAGGTGCTGTACGATCTGGTTGCACCTCATCAAGACAGCCATGCCTAGCTACATTCTCTCCATAGTCTAGTAGCAAACAGTTTTCTTTATCATCATGCAGTCTCATACCTCTGCCACACATTTGCACAAACAAGCCAACGCTTTGTGTTGGTCTAAGCAACGCCACGCAGTCTGCTCTTGGAGCGTCCCAACCCTCGGTCAAGACACCAACATTACATATCGCATGTACTAAGCCGTTGTTAAATCTTTCTAGTATGTCTTCTCGTTTTTCTTTTGGTGTCTCGCCTGTCACACACTCAGCTACAATTCCATAGTTCTGTAAGCATTGAGTCATCTTCTCTGCGTGTAGCACTGACACACAAAAGAATACTGTAGCTGTTCTGCCTTTGGTATAGGCATTGTCAATCCAATCGTTTATAACTTGTAAGATCGTATCATCTACCATAGCTACTTTTTCTAGTTCACTCTCTTTGAAGTCTCCGTTCTTAAACTTTAGTGCTACAGCTCCTGCATCAATGACAGCGTTGTCATTTACAGCATAAGCAGATAGCCTGGATAAGAAACCATTACGGATCAGTTCAGGTATCGATACTGAATAAGCCAAGCCTTTAAAGAAATGATCTTTACGATTGCCATAGATATAACCTTGACCCATACGATAAGGTGTTGCAGTACAACCCATAACACGCATAGGCTTTCTGTCAGACAAAGTGGTTATAATTTTCTTGTATCTAGTGTGTGAACTTGGTGGTACATTATGTGCCTCATCTATAATCATGTAATCAAAACTACCTACAGCTTCTAATCTTTTGGGTGATGCTAAAGTATCACGACTGGCTATAAGTATTTGTGAGTCTATCTCAAATCGTTTCATACCTGCTGCTAACACACCAACAGGTGCTTCAGGCCATACTGTTTTTAGTTTTGTTTCTGCTTGCTCTACCAATTCTTTTCTGTGTGCCAAGACAAGAAACCTAGCAGTAGGATCTTTAGCAAATATCTCTTTAATAAAGTGTGAAAAGATAATAGTTTTACCTGCTGCCGTAGGTAATGCAATTAAGGCATGATCCTCTGCTGGTCTAGTGTTAAACCATTTGTGCAGAGAATCTATTGCATCTCTTTGGTAGTAGCGTAGTTTCAATTTAGTCCAAGTATTCTATAAATTTTTCTATGTCGATCCGTTCTCGTATCCACATTTAACAATAACATTTTAGCTTCTTTTACTTTGTCGCTTAAATCAGTAGGCAAACTGTCAAAGTTTTGATCTAAAGAGTTTATTAAAGATGTCATTGATTTTATCAAGGCTCTAGCCTCTCTCTTATCTATATTCATAATTTCTCCAAAAATTAGTTTAGGGTTATACTACCCTTAGGTGCGAGGAGTAGCCTTGGTATAATTGACTTAGAAGGCTACTCACTCGAGTTATTTATTTACTCTCTCCTGTAAATAAATTATTTGTCCCAGTCAAAATCATCATCATCAGAATCAGATTGTGTACTAGAACTTTGCGAAGGAGCTGACGCACTATTGGTTGTGCTTGGAATGAATTTTGCAATTCGATTCTTGTCATCCCACTTCGTTCCGTCCCCTTTATCTTTACCAACTTCAATATTGACTTTGGCAGTCAAGGGTACGTTTAACATGCCTTCAAGCTGTTCTATGCCAAAGGCTTCGACATCAGGGTCCATCCCCATAGACCTTCTCCAATCTCTCAACCTGGCAACAGATACATTCAACCCTGCTCCTTCAAGCATAAAGGTTTCCCATATCTTACGACCAGCATGTGTAGGCCCAGTGACATCGAAGGTAACGGATAAATATTTATCTCCTTTGCCACTGGTTTTGTTTTCCCAGCCTGATGCTACAAATTCATAGTCACCGACTGGCAACAGATCAAACGATCCGCTTTCTTCAACTTCCGTTAAATTAATTTCAAAATCAGACATTTTTTTCTCCTTGTTTAGATTTTAAAGATTGCTTAAATGCAGACATGAAAGCTGTCCAATCAAGATCCAAAGGTGCTACCCCAAGATCAACTCGACTCTTAGCATCAAACGCTGCGGTATATTTATGAAACAACTTACGCTTGCCATAAGACACAGCCCTGGTTGTCTCCTTGAAACCTTGTCCACTTGTACGAGTTGATACCTCGTAGTTTGCAAACAAGTTAAAGTCCACCCACTCACGAATCATTGCTGATACTTTTTTATGTGTGGACATTTCCCAACGATCATAGGGCTCTCGCTCTGGATCATTGAAAGTTCTAATGCCTACATGAGAAAGTAAAATGACGTGCATTTTCTTTTTCTGTAGTGCATCAAACATGCGTAGTAATCTGCCAAACAATTCAGCAGACTCTGTAAAACCTTTACCGTATCCGAGTGATTCAATAGACTTGATTGAGTGATTCATACAAACTTTTTGTTGCACTAACTTCTCAGCCCAGTCTGTTGTATCAAAGACTACAGTTTTGTAATCATGCTTTTCATCATGCAAAGTTCTGATCTGATTAACTATGTCATCGTAGCTTTCACATAATGGAAAGGATGATGTATCTACATAGTTAGTCCCAGCTTCTGTCTTAATAAAGATAGGCTTGGGTGCTTGACTAGCAAAGGTGGTTTTACCTATGCCGTCAGTTCCTGATACATTTATTTTAATAGCAGGTATTTGTATGCCTGTGGTCACTTCATTTAATAGACTCATACTTGTCTACCTCCGTGTCATTCATAGACATAAAACCTTGAGAAGTCATTTCATCTGCTATAGTTTCTACATCATCTACTATCATTAATATTCTATTAACCCAAGCAGAGTGTAGTCCAGGTGCCACCTCTCTTTTAATACGGTCTTTTATTTGTTGTGTCACAGCACTGTAATGTATTGTCATTTTGATACCCCTTCTATATGTCTTTTATTATGTTTAAAATCAAAGTTTGTATGAAAAAGTTTTTCATCTTCAGCAGAATTATTTTCCCAAACAGATACAAAATCTTCTGCACAATTAGGTGAATGCTCAACATAAATAGTTAAGCTACCTGTCTTAACATAAGTAGAATACTTACTGCGTTTATCTATTGTTATTGTCATTATTTTGTCCCCTTTAATGGCTCAACAAAAGACACATAAGGTCTTTCATTAATTTTGGTTTGTAAACCCTCTTGAAACTTATCAAACACATCAGGATAGTTTTGCTCTATCGTTTTAGATAAAGCACTATCTTCAATGTATTTAGTTTTAAAAGGAAATAAGTTTTCAGGTATATCTTGTTTTACTTTAGATAAAAAGTCTTGATCCCATGATCTAGTGACTTTGTATTGCACTCGTAAGTCTTTCGGTATGATACCGTTAAGTTGAACTCGAGTAGATCCACCTGAGTTAGAAAGTCGATTGACTTGTCCATGCACCTCTGGGTGTGCAGTAATAGCAAAGTCAAGATCAGAACTTTGTTGTTTAAGTTCAGCTTGCTTTGCTAGATTCTTTTTCTTCTCTACCAAAAGTTGCGGTAGAGTAAGCTTTGAATAGTCTTTCATAAGTTGCTCCTTTTTTAAATACACTGTTTATATTACTCGCATAAATTATATTGTCAATACTTTGTATAAAAAAAACTTTACTTATTGTATATAGTCATTTACTATTGTATTTGGTGTGAGTTAAACCTCTATATATTCACAATAAATATACTCTATCCCCCTAGCGTATAAACTTAACTCACACCTTTTTGATTTAGGAGAACTATGAAACTTAAAGACTATATAAAAAAACGTGGCGAAGATAACCTTGCTAAGGATCTTGGAGTGTCAGTTGATACTGTTAAGTCTTGGAGATATGGCAACAGACAACCTTCAGTTAATCAAGCTAAAAAAATAATTAAGATGACAAACTACGCTTTAGGTTGGGAAAACATTTATGGACCAATAGACGAATGCCAATAGAAATAAAACCAAACTCATTAGGCCAAGACATACAGCAAGATGAACGTAAAGATATGCTTATCTCTTATCATGAAAATTTTTTTCATCTAATACCATGTGGATCAAACACAGATATTATTCCAGAATATTTTAAAAGCAGACATCCTTTTGAAGATGATATTGTTTTACAAAAGCGTTGGTCTAAAACTCCAAGAGTAAAGTGGGCAGACTATACAAAGAAACAACCAACACTGAATGAATTAAAACAATGGTATCTACAGTTCCCAGAATGTAATTGGGCTGCTATCACAGGTATAACATTTATAGTCCTTGATGCAGATACGCAAGAAGCCTGTGAGTTTTGTGAGTCAGGTCAGATAACAAGAACAATACTAAAACAGAAAACACCTAGAGGTGGCTATCATTATTTCTATGCAATCAATGATGATCTTAAAATCAGAAACACCACAGGTAAATTAGATATTAGAGGAGAGGGTGGTTATGTCATGGTTAGTCCCTCTACTAATTATAAGTTTGAAGTAGTCGAGGGAGCTGTATTAGATTCGCTTGATGATTTACCAACGCTGACAAGCCAAGACATGAATGTAATTTATGACTACAACAACACAGGCAAGATCAACACAGACAGCAAGACACCACTTACAACAGACGGTGTGCAAACAGGTATGCGTAATGATACTCTCGCCAGGTTAGTAGGCAGATGGATACTAGAGGGTTGGGGTATGCGTGAGGTTGTCATTAAAGCACTCGACTGGAATCAAACCAATGCTCCACCTATGAGTGTGCAAGAAGTATTAAACACAACACAAAGTATTTGTGAAGGACACATCAGAAGAAATCCTAGCGAAGATAGTGGCATACAGAAATGGAACACAAGTCAATGGCAGATACAACTGACAGATGATTTAAAAGAAATCATGGATCAAGAAGATCCTATCGAACAAGCAAAGAAAGAAAAAGTTATTGACACTGATCCACTCGGACTCAAAGCATTCAACGATCCTTTTTGGGATGCTATGGATTCAGACAGGATAGAACAGTATTGGGGAGATGCTTTTGTATTTGAACAGTCAAGAGTATTGTTGCTTGGTAAACCAAAGATAGGTAAGTCACATTGGTTGGGTGCTTTCGCGGCAGCAGCCACGACAGGCACAGAGTTTATGGGTAGGTCTTTCTCAAGACCACTCAAAGTTATGTGGCTACAAGCAGAGATTATCCATGAGTTTTTAAAGAAAAGAATAGAAATGTATTATCAACCTTTTCATCATGATGCAGAACTATACAACATAGGCAAGTCAAACCTTATCGCATCAGGCAGATTAAGAAAGAACTTGATGAGAGATAATGACATAGATGCTATCGCAGATAGTATTGAATATCATAAGCCTGACTTGGTTATGATTGATCCTATCATTAATTTTTTTAGTGGCGAAGAAAACTCTAACTCAGAGATACACGAAATGTTATCAAGGGTAGATAAACTTATTGAACTATACAAGGTGGCAGTTATCATTGCACACCACACAGGCAAAGAAAGAGCAGACGATCTGTCGTTCATGTCAGCTAGAGGTGGTAGTGCCTTTGCAGGTTGGATGGATTCAGGTATCAAGCTGTCAGGCAAAAAACCAAACATAACTTTATTCTATGAAGCTCGTAATGCAAGAGAGCCTGAGCAACACTTAGCATACTTTGATTTTGAAAGAGGACACTTCAGAGTGGTAGATGCACAAGACAGTCCAGACGAAGTAGAGATTGCAAGAGTGGTAGCATCGGCTATGAGCAAACAAAAGTTCTACTCAAGAAAAGAACTAGAACTATTAGCAAGACAAGCACTCAAAGAAAACGAACTAGCATCAGGCGAAAGGGCTGCTCGTTATGCAGTCAGCTATGTGCAAAAGTATCTAGGCGAGAGAGTTAAGAGTCATAATGTTCCAGGTAAAAACACATGGTATTACTTAGCAGACAATGAAATGAAAAGGCCTTGGAATGAAGATTGACAAAGCATCTATGGAAGAAGCAGTCAATGATGTTGGTATTGGATTAGTATTATCTTTTCCGATCAGCTATGGTTTGCTTAGGTTGTGTAGCTATCTTGAGGTTAGTCTTGTAGCTACATCTGTAATACAAGTATCAGTGTTTACTTTGGTAGCAGTTGTGAGAAAGTATATGGTAAGAGTTTATTATAAGGAGAGAGGATGAAGATAGACATATACACAGGAGATTGTCTTGATTCATTAAAACAGCTAGAGGATCAAAGCATAAATACTTGTATAACAAGTCCACCATATTTTGCACTAAGAGATTATGGTGTTGAAGGACAGCTTGGTTTAGAAGAAACTCCCAAAGAATTTATAGATAATTTAGTCAATGTTTTCAAAGAAGTAAAGCGTGTTCTTCGTGATGATGGCACAGTATGGTTGAACATAGGTGATAGTTATGGAGATGAAAAACATTTACTTGGCATACCTTGGCGTGTGGCCTTTGCTATGCAAGATGACGGTTGGATACTGAGGCAAGACATAATATGGAA